TTAAAGCGGGGTCATAAAAAGTAATGCCAGTCCCGTCGTGAAACGAGGACTGGCTTCTTATCCACCACCCAGTAAGACTTTGCTCACCAGGTTCAGTCTGATTATCAAACTGTTCCTTTCGGTAAGGTGCAGTCTGGCGGACATATGGACGCTGGTCAGAAATAGCGTAAATAAATGGCATACCACCAAGGGCTACATCATAGGCAATATCAGTGTTCTGCCAGATAGAAGTATCAGATACAACACCTACATCAACTGCAATCGCTCTACTAGAGCGACCTTCGGTAATATCACGACCAGCCACTTATTCTCCTTGCTGTTCCTTAAGTTTATTCTTTAAATGTTCGTTAGACCAGTACAATGCATAGTAATCAAAGTCAAGACTAAAGCGCTTCATATGCTTGACTATTGCCCCAGTATGAGCGTGTAATGGTACGTTTGCTGCTTTCATTCTGCGGAAGAAAATAATATCTTCGCCAATAAAATGGTCATCATCTCCATCGCCAGTCTCAGTAAACATACCCTTACCAGGGTTAGCCTCACGGAGTTTAGGAATGATTGACTTGTGCATTAAGACAAAACCAAATCCTGCATTATCAATCTTGATAACTTCGTTGTCAGGTAGCGGATGGATGTACTGAATCTGATACTCAGATACATCATTGAACAAGACTGGAAATGGTTTCATCAGGCTACCCTCATTCTCCTTAGAGATGAAGTAGACACCTGATACGACAGGCTTGCCTATCTTGTCTGCTGTCTTCCACAGTTTAGCCATAGCATCTAGGCTAAGGACTATGTCTGAATCTACCCACAGTAGCCAGTCAGTCTTAATCTTATCTGCCCAATGGTCAAAGAGTACTTGGCGTTGTCTGCCAATCTGATTGCCTTGGACTCGGATACTGGTGTGGATAGGCATACCGTTGGCACCGCCAGTGATTACTGCTGTCATTAACCCTTCGGTAAACTTGCCGTCAGTTGTGCCGTTGTCACACCAGCCGATTGCTACAGTTTCATTCTTTTGTATCATTGTCCCCTTGCTTTCTTTACTTGCCTAGTGCTGCGATTTCTTCTGCGGTTAGACCGAGTGCTGCAAGTTTAGCCTGTGCTGAAGCCTTGGCTTCTGCCTTTGCTTCTAGTGCTGCATCTTCTGCAGCCTTTGCATCAGCGTATGCTTGAGCATCTGCTTGCATCTGTGCTACTTCTTCAGCAGTAAGTTCTACCTCAGTGGTGACTCCTGTTGAGCAGTCCACTACGAGTTTATGTTGTGTCATTGTTTTCCTTTCGTTAGGAGTTTTTAATGCCGTATAAGGTGGCGGTTGAGTATTGAACCCAATTTTTAGACTCTTCAATATAAAGTGTTACTCTATTGATTGCTGAAGAATTAGACCATAGCCCACCAATTAAAGTAGCATAAATGGGTGCGCTCGCATCATTTGATTCTTGCACAGCGTCTACTGAATAACTTTTATTATTACTACTTGTATAATTTGGGATGTAAATTTCTGTATTTGCAAAAGCAGATGTTGTATTAGTAGAGCCATTAGAAGTTCCAATACCACCAGCAGGTGAACTTGAAGAACCAGTACTTGCTGCACCGCCTGCACCATATAACTTTTTCAAAGTAAGGTTGCTTGCATCATTATTAAATTTAATAAAACAATCAGCGTTTGTTGCAACTCTATCGGTTCTGCTTGATAACTTTATTACCAAATCAGTATAAGTCGCAGGGATGCTTTGAAAGTCTATATTAGCCGCCCCACCGCTACCAACTGTTACTGTGGCTATTGCCTCATAAGTATTTGCCATTATGCCGCCTTTATGCCGTAGAGAGTGAAGGTTGAGCCAGCAAGAAAAGTAGAACTTCCTGTAATAAAATCAACTCTATTTACTGCAGCAGTAGAAGCCCACATACCAACTATTGCTGATACTTCACCACCGACACCTGGTCGTTCTATATTTCCTCTGACCAACATAGTTTTATTTGTTGTGGTATTACTATAGTTTTGTATTTGAACAATAATTGTTCCTGGATTTGTAGTATCCCAAGCGGTATTGGGTGTCAAAGACAGGAGATTTTGTGCTGTTGCGCGACTTGAAGAAGCGGAAGAACCATTGCCTAATAAACGAGTAGCCGATAAAGTGTTGGTTGTATCGTTATTCAAACGAAGATTTACATAGATACCATCAGCGCTAGTTCTTCCGTTAGCAACCAAAACCAAATCAGTATAACTACCACTAATGCTAGAAAATGTTACAGTTGCAGTAGCAGTTGAAAGCGTTGTCGTTGCTATCGGCTCATAAGTAATTGCCATTGGCTATGCTCCTTTTATGCCGTAAAGGGCGAAGTGTGAGTATTGGGTAATACTGCCAGAAGAAAATTTACTAAATGCGAGGCTTGTTATTGCATTAGTGTTTTGCCACAAACCACTATAAAGCGCAACATTTCCACCACCATTAGTGTCAATACCTGTCAAAAGACGAGTTGTTTTATATTTATTTGTATTGGCATAATCTAAAATATCTAGTACTACTACTGCAAAAACATTTGCAGAATTAGTTACATAAGTCCCAGGGATTTCAGTTTGACTTGCACCGCCAGCAGCGCTTGCTGCGGTTCCACTGCCAAATAAATAATGATACGCATAATTAGAGCCACTATCAGAATTTATCCTCAACTTCCAATTATCAGAACCAGAAAGTTGAACAGATGCTCTTATTTGTAAGTGTGTATATGTGCTAGGAATTGAAGTAAATTCAATACTAGAACTTCCACCTGAACCAACGGTGACAGTAGCGATGGACTCAAAGTCACCAGGAGGTTCATAAACAGGATTACCTGCCAGCATACTCCCATAGATAGTTCTGCCGTTCTTTACAGAGTTAGCAGATAATTTATAGACTCCCATTGTTAGGCAATCTCCACTCCACTGATGTGAAAGTTAACACCAGTAGTAGAAGCAGAGCCAGTGATGGTTGCTGCTGGATTAGATGCTGGAATTACCTGCTTTAAGTCAATGACTGTAGTGTCATAGGCACCAACAGATACTGATGAGGCTGAGGTTGTGCCAGCAAAAGCAAGAGTAAAGTTTGCCGTGCTGCTAGTGGTGTTAGTTACCAATACATTTGTGACAACCGTAATGGTTGAGGTATTTGGTTGGGTGTATAGGGTTGCGCTTGTAGTGGCTGCTGCTGTGCGAGCCAGTACCTTAGATGTTGTAGCCATTAGTTACTACATACCTTTCTGTTAGTTGTCATACTCTATAAAGATTGTGCCTCTTTAGCGGCTTCCAATTCGTCCCATACCGACTTAGGCATTGAGGTAAATTCCCCGTTGCCTCGGTCAATGATTGCGTGTTCTGTAACCTCATTAGTAAATGGGCTTGTAACTTCAATAAATGTAATGTTTTCCATTTTTATAACTCCGCACTAAATCCGAGGTAGGCAGTTGCATTACCATTGGCTTGCAAAAAAGCATTTCTTGCTGCGGTTAAAGTTCCGCTTACAGTTACTTCTACTGCTCCGTTTGTATTTCCTGATAGGTCAGCATTCAATGCAAGTGCAGTAACAGTATAACCAGACCCACCATCATAAATCCTTAATGTTGAGTAATCAACAGATGATGGTTTTACTCTCATTGTTACACCTAAGGGAACAAATCCAAAAGCATTAACCGTTGTGTAGCAAGTTCCAATCGCAAATTGAGCAAAAAGGTTGTTAGCGGTTTGGCGGTAATAGTAACGCTGGCAAGCCGCCAACTCCCCTTGGAGTGTGCCTGTTGCAGTTTGGAAGGCGGTTGCTACTGAGCCTGCTTCAACCTGAACGCCCCAAAAATCAATGGTTGCATTTTGAATACCTAATGAGTTCGTGGGAGCGTTGAAATCTGTTCCTGCAGAAGTCCACAATCTAACATTAAGAGCATCGTCGTTTGCTGTTCCGATTGTTTTGCCAGAGATTGAGGGAACCGCAAAAGTTACAGAATATCTAGCCCAAGATGTAGTAATTGCTGTTTTGCCACCAGCAGTTTGAACATCCCCAGAAGGTGAACCGCCGCTTCCAAAAGTTTGAACTACGCTGACAGCAACGGACGGAGTTCCGCTTGATGCTTTTGCCCAGAATGACACTGTGATTGTCTGATTAGCAAATGTTCGCACTGATTCAATTGCTTGTGAATATATAAATCTATCAGCCGCTGCCGACTGTCCGCTAATAGCACAACGCACAAAATTCTTGCTTTCGTAACCAGCGACAGGTGCAGTTCCAGGAGTGAAAGTTTCAGCCGAAAGAGTTAAACTACCGCCAGTTCTAGCAAATGTCCATCTATCAAAATTGTAACCAAATGTGGAAGTTGTAGAAGTAAATCCTCTTTGGTTAATGTTGAAATCACCGTTAATAATCTTATTCTTCCCAGCGGCGAAATTGCCTTGCCAACGAAGTCCCGTTGAGGCGGAACTATCTGCCAGGAGTGTGTCGCCGTTGTTGCCTATTGCAAGATTGTCATAGGTTGCATTACCAGTACCTGCTAGTAAATCACCTTTGGCTGTGATAGTAGTAGCCATATCATTGGTAATGGTTACGGTACCCGATGTGCCACCACCTGTAATACCTGTACCCGCGGTAATCCCGTTTATATCTGCGGCAAAGTTATCCGCAAGCGTTCTTGCTTTTGTCATTAGTATGCTCCCATTATAGACATTATTTCAACAGAAGTTAAATCTGGTTCTGGTACTGCAGCCCAGACTAATCCAGTTGCGGTGCTTGAGTCAGCCTTGAGGAAATATCCATTAGTGCCAACTGTTAACTTGCCAGGGGTATCTGCGCTGGTTGCTACCAGTAAATCACCTTTAGCATCAAAGAGTGAGTTAGGAATTGCAGTAGCAACATCAAAGGCTGTAAAGGTAATAATCTCAATGACATCAGATGCAGCAAGGGCTGGGCTAAAGCCAGTAATGCTTGTGCCGTTAGTTGCTGTGTAGTCCTGAGCACGAACCATAAGTACACCATTAAGGTATACTTGCTCTTTGCCTGTTAGGTAGGCAAGAGTATTACCATTGTCATCTACACCAGATACGCTGGTTTCTCCACCAGTTAATGTGTAGCGATAGCGGAACAAAGCAGCAGTAGATGAGATACCGCCCCAAGCAGTTCCACTCCATACAAACATTTCATTGCTGACTGTGTTCCAATATAGAGCACCAGTAATAAGTGCATTACCGTCATTGTCTAGCGTAGGTGGTGTTGACTTAGCACCAAGGTATCTATCATCAAATTCATCATAAGAAGCAGCAGCACTTGTTGCTGATGTAGCAGCAGATGCAGCGCTTGTCGCTGCTGCAGTTGCTGAAGTGGCTGCACTTGAAGCAGATGTTGCTGCGGATGTAGCCGAAGTAGCAGCAGCAGATGCTGAGTTAGATGCTGTTGTTGCATACCCTGCAATAGTTGCCACAGATGCAGCAGCCGTAATGGCTGATGCTTCAGCAGAGTTAGCAGAAGTCAAAGCGCTGGACGCAGAGGTGCTAGCCGAAGATGCTGAAGTAGCAGCACTAGTTGCGCTAGTTGCAGCAGCAGTAGCGCTGGTAGCAGCACTGGCTGCAGATGTAGCAGCAGCAGCAACGCTGGCTGCCATAGTAGAGGCAGAGGTTGCAGCGCTGTTAGCCGAAGTCAATGCTGAGGCAGCAGATGTACTTGCTGAGTTAGCAGAAGTTAAAGCCGATGAGGCTGAAGTTGCTGCCGATGAAGCCGATGTGGCTGCATTAGTCTCAGAGGTAGAAGCAGCCGTTGCACTTGCTGCAGCGCTAGTAGCACTGGTAGCCGCTGCCGTAGCAGAAGTCGCTGCAGAGGCTGCAGAGGTGGCTGCTGCTGTGGCTGAGGTAGATGCACTGTTGGCGCTAGTTAGGGCGTTAGAAGCGCTTGTAGAGGCGCTAGAGGCACTTGTAGCGGCAGAGGCAGCACTGGTAGCAGCCGATGCTGCTGAGGTTGCTGCAGCCGTGGCAGAGCCAAGGATGCTATCTACATAATCTTTAGGGGTAGCAGAGGAAGCAACCATACCTGCTGAGGACAGACCTGTAATTACTGGCGTACCTGATATTACAGGGCTTGTCAAAGTTTTATTGGTCAGGGTTTGTGTTGCTGTATCAATGACTACTACGCCTGTTGTATCAGGCAAGGTAATTGTATTGTCCTGAGTAGGCTCTGTTACAGTCAGGGTAGTTTCATAAGGGTCTGCGTTTGTTCCTTCAAAGACGATAGAAGAAGGAGTAGTTGGTGTTCCAGTAAATACTGGGTCAGAGATTGTTGGTGCTGTAAGAGTCTTATTGGTTAGAGTCTGAGTCTTCAAAGTTCCAACTACTACGCCTTCACCAGCGCCAATGCCGTGCATTGCGTGGGCGCTACCACCGCCATCATTGTAAGAAGCATCAGCCTCTGCGTGGAGATTGGCATCTCTGTAATCACGACCAATTGCCATATGTCGGACAACTGCACCAGCAGAATGTTCTTGCGCCGAAGAACCATCTATAGAACGTGTGATTGTAAAGGTATTAGTAGATACCGCCGTAGCATCTACAATTTCTTCTAGTGCTGTATCAACATCAATTACTAATGTAAAGGTGCGACCAGCAGGGATTGTTACACCACCTAGTAATGCTGAACCAGATACTACAGTCATAGACGTAGCGCCAGATGTAATGGCACCAGTCAGCGTAGTCTGCTGAGAGCGGGATGAGTATTGGCGTGTGGTCATTTATGTTCCTATCGGGCGCTGTAGTGAACTCGTGGGGGATACTGGTTCTGTTGCTTACTCCGCTCCTCATTAAGACGCTGTGTATACAGCGCAAAGAGTTGACGGACAGCGGTATTGCTTGCGCCAAATGGGCGCTTCGCATCAATCTCATCAGCCTGTGGGCTGTACTGGGCAGCACGGGCTGGGTCTAGGTATTGCAATAATCTGTATGCAGCACCAAGAATAACTACATCCTTAGTACTTTCTGGTAATCCAGTTTGTGTAGTGTAGTCCTGGCTAGTAGAAGTAAAGACCGATGGGCTAGTTGCATACATAACTTTGACAGTTCTACCAGCAATAATTACATCACCAATAGTGATGGTCTGGCTATTAGAACCCCAAGTATTTACATCTGCAAATGGGTCAAAATCCCAACGCTTGACACGTATCCATTCTTTTGTAGGACCAATGTCTTGCCAAGAAATAGCAAGGATATTTTCAATACTAAGATTCTCAAATTCATAGGTGGTTACAGCAGCGTTATATGTGAATGTGGTTTGCTTTGTGGCAAAGACTGCACCACCAACTGCGTGGATAGTGTCATTAATAGCCTTCTGAATACTTGCCCGTGGGAAGATTGGGCTAACAGTTACCTTTGCATCTACAGCGTGGGTGGTAGCAGTGGTACCCAGATAGCCACGTCCGTATGGTGAGATAGTTGCAGTATTAGCAACACGGTCTACTGAGTCTACCCATAGCAATTCACTATCAATCTCAATAACACCTTTGCCTACATCTTGCGTAGAACCTAGGCTAAGAATTAGCGGCGAAGAACTAGGGGAAGTTAAAGTAGTGACAGCAGCAGTCAAATATGTAGAGCGGTCTTGCTGATAAGTATATCCAGATAAGTTAATCTGGACTTCGTCCATCATCTGCGCCAAGGTATATGTCATAGGTTAATGCTCCTTAAAGCGTCAGTAGGGGAAAGGTCTGTTGTCCCAGCGAGTTCATTACAGATTCCGCCCAGTGCTTTATAGTCATCTGGTTGGCGGTTAGCATCTGCGGCTTTATTCAAGGCACCAAGCAACGCTAGTCCAGTAGTGCCTGCATACTCATTAGCAGCCTGAACTGGTGCTACATAGTCTGCAATTGCTGGATATGTCCCACCATTAGCAAGCCTATTCAACTCGCTAGTAAATGAACTACCTGCTGTGCCTGTTGCCATTACTTGCCTTTCTTCTTTAGTACTGCTGCGTTATCTACAAGGTTGGGGTATGGACGTCCCGCTGCTTTAGCACGTTTCTTTGCTGCAGCCTTTTGTGCTGGTGTTAATTTTTTAGATGTCTTCTTTGGGTTCTTCTTATCCCAGAATGCTTTCTTCACCACTTCACCTTGTCTGCCCAGTAGGCTGCACTCATCTTGCCCTTAGCAATATTTTTACTATGACGTGCCTTAAAAGATGCACGCTTCTTCTTCATACGGTCTGACTCTCCAGCCTTCGGAGCACCTGCTGTCTTAGCGCCTTGCTCACCAAATCGGATTGTTTTAACTTGGTCGCCTGACTTGGCGACTACGATATGGCTTTTAGTTGGGTGATTAGGCGTACGCTTTGGTTTATTAAAACCAGATACACCAGCCCTCTTAAGCCTTGGGTCCGCTTTCTTTGCCATATTCCCCATACTTTCCTAGTACTGCTCTTACTGTTCCATTCTTGTTTAACCGCACCACGTAGCCGTCTTTGATTTGAACAGAATTAAATCCGCGGTGCGGTTTGTATTTTCCTGATGACATTACTTCTTCTTAGCCTTGCCTTTAACCTTCTTGAGGTTTGGGTTCTTCTTCTTGGCTGCTGCTGAGGCTTTCCGAGCACCAGCCGCAAGGATTGCTCCTGCACGCTCCATAGAGATACCCTGTTTTTTGGCAATTTGTGATTGGGCTTTTTTGAATCCCATTCCTTTTTTTGCTTTCATCAGTTGGTTGCTCCTAACGGGTAGGCACCAGTCTTTTTAGCAATCTGTTCTTTAATCTTACGGATATTGCCAGGGGTTACTTTGCCTTGGTCCATCATCTTCTGAAATAAATCTTCTGCCATCTGAGACTTTTTCTCATCAGCAGCAGCATTCTTTTGTTTGATTTCCTTGGCTGTCATACCTGGTCTAATTCTGCCTGGCATAGTTATTTCTTCTTCTTCTTAGAAGCAGCCTTCTTCATTTTCTTGGCTGCCATCTTTTTAGCGCCCATCTTCATTTCCATTTTCTTTTCAGCCTTTGATTCCATCTTCTCGCCCATAGCGTAAGACTTGGCTGCCTTCTTGCCTTTTGCTGTGTAAGGGAACTTCTTTCCATTTACCATTGGCATAGTTATGCTCCTATTTCTTTCATCACTGCTGCTGTTTGTTTGTTGATTGACTTGGCTGGTGGCATCTTGTTGCCGTTATACGGCTTACCTAATACTTCACTAGCCTTGACTGCCTCTTGAATCTTCGCCATAGAAGTTCCATTTGGCTGAATGCCTTGGGCTCTAGCCTCTTTATAGGCATTCAATTCTGCGTTAAATGCTTTATTCGGCATATTGCGCCGACTATCAGCATCACCTGCGTTCATCTGAACGCTCATCCCCTTGCATCCAAAGCAGCCATCTACATACTCTGGATGGTATTCCCAGTGCTTCATAGTGCAGTAAAGTTACTTTCTGTTACTCCTACATTGCCAGCAATAAGCGCTGCTTTAGTAGCATCATCTACAGTATGGTTATAGCCACCCTGATAAATCTCAGGATATGTTGCATAGTCACTATCTTGTAGATAACGAACCTGTGCATAGTCACCATCGGTATCTCTAACAATAGTTATACCGCGGTCTATCTTGTAGAAATGAAATAGACGAGACTGACCAGCAGGTCCTTCTTCTACTGTTGGTGTTTTAAATAACCAATTAGTCATAAGTCCTCCTAGTGAACTCACCCCAAAGGGATAGGTTGCCCTATCCCCCAGAGTCAATCAACTAGAGAGCAGCGATTGAAGAACCAGTTTCAATACGATACAACGCTTCTTCACGGTAACGTGCAAAGCCGAGTACGCCGTACCAACCCATTGGGCGGAAGCGCATCAACTTATCGGTTACGTTTCCGATAACGATGTGTGGTTCTTCTGCAACAGCCTCAGCAAGTGCTTGCTGTCCGCAGAGGAGAGTATCAAATACACGGGTTACTGGAGTTACAGTAAGAGTAGTTGTAACTGCAGCAGTAAATGCTGTATCTACAGTAATGGTTGTGGTTGAACCAGATGTGCTAATAGCAGTAATCTTGGTACCAGAAGCAATACCTGTTGCAGCAATCTTGTCTCCAACTTCAGCACGTGTTGCAATTACTGAAGTAGAAGAAACACCAACTGTGAAGCCAGCAGAAGCGCCGTTTACAGTAGGTGTAGTTGTAGCAAGAGCGGTCTGGTCTGCACCATCCTTAGCAGATGGGATACGTGAAGATTCAACGAAGAATGCACCTTCGTAGTCTCCGATTTCGCCAGCCCAAATCTTGTCTGCAGCAGGTGCAGTTTGTGCGTGGACGAAGTTCCAGCCCATATTTCCAGTTTCTGCACGAAGGTCGTGTGAAACTTCTGGGTGAATACCGCACCAGTAATAAGAGCCACGGCGAGCCTTAGCCTTATTTGCACGCAACTTAGCAACAGCCTTGCGGATGTCTGCTGAGTCAATCGTATCAGATGCAGTGATGGTTGCTGTAGAAGTACGAGCACCACCGTAAATTACGTTTGTTCCGCCAATAAGAGTTGTTGACACAACATCATCAATAGAATCAGCAAGGTTGTATGCAATGATATTTGCAATTGCTGGGTCTACATCTGCGAGTGAGAATAACTCAAGAGCGCGGGTTACGAGAACTGCGTTACCGTACTCATTAAGAGTAATAGTGACGGAAGTTGGGGTTGTGAGCGCTACTGCATCTGGGTCTGTTGTCTCAGATAGAGTAGAGGTCTTTGGGTCAAGGTCAACGTAGCGTTGTAGAACAACGGTTGAACCTGGGAATGCTTGGCGAGCAGGACGTTTGTCTGCGACAGAACGAAGTAGTGGTTCTGAACGGAGAGCAAACTCTAGAAGACGGTCATACGCCTTCTGTACTAGACCTGCACCACCAACGGAACCTCCGAGTGAGGAGGCACCAGTATCGGTATATGCGTTAGGCATTGAGTTGTCACCTCCAAGTGACTATGAACGGATTAGGAATTGCGTAGAAGATTCATTAAATCATCAATAGAGTCGGCATTTTCTAGTTGTCGCTCTAAATCTACGGCTTTGTCTGGAGCAATACCGCCTTGGGTAAGAATGTCTTGCTGACGCAAAGTCGCAAGATTCTGCTGCGTATCTTCATTCTGAACCTGTGGGTTGTAGCCAATTAAATCTCCGTTATCACGGAGCCAAGAGTCAATAGACTCCTCAGTGGCTTCCTGCACATCTTTCAAAATAAGTCTTGCAGCCTTAGCGTTTACTCCCTTTTTTGCTAGGACTTCTGCGACGGTCTTTTCCTTCTTCTCCTTGAGGAATCCTTCAAGTTGTTCGGAAAGTTCCTTGATACGCTTCTCATCAGCACGCTTGGCTTTTCTTAGTTTTTTAACTAAGTCATCGCCAGAGAGTTGATGGTCTGGTGTATCTTGTTCGTCGTCTTCTTCATCCCAGTAGTTGTTGCTCATAGCAACCACCCTTTCTATCGTTAGTTAGTCGCAAGCCACAGTTCTGTCCAGGGGTTGACAGGCTGGCTCTTGCTACCAGTCTTATACACCGCGTGGGGCTGGTTGGTCCACGTCGGGAATCTAGAATGTACCTCTTGCTGCTTGGTCTAGCGCAGTCTTGCCTAAACCACTAGCGCCACCAAAGGCTGCTATTTCACGCTCTGCAAGTGCACGTCTCTTACGTTGTGCTGATGCAAGGGTATTAAATACTTCTTGTTCAGCCTCTGATTGACGGTACTCATCTAAAGTACCCTTGTAAATATCAGATAGTTTTTCAGCCGTAGGTAGAATGTCTGCAATAGTTGCATAACCCTTTTGAGCCTGTGCTTTAGTAATACCTTGTGCAGCCAATTGCTCAGCCACAGTAACTCCAGCGGTAAGACCTTGCAGCCCTGCTGCTGCACCGATTTCGGCTGCTGCAACCTGACGTTCAATCTTTTGATATTGTTGATTAGGGTCAAGAACATAGGCAACTAAGTCGTTATCACTAATGCCGTAATAGCCACGAAGGGTAGCCAAAATTGCTGGGTCAGCGTTCTGTACTCGTTGAACTGCAGTAACTACACGATTAGATAATTCTGTAGTTGCAATGTCATTAGCAATAAACTGCTGGACATAAGCATCAGTATCAAACTGCTTAAGACCATAGGCTCTAAGAATCTGACGGTAATCATCTTCAATGTTTAGATAATCGCTAGGGTCTAAAACTCTAAGACCCTTTTTAATACGGTCCTGATTAGCCTTAAAACGTGTTTTATATTCTTCTGATTCTTGTAGTTGGAGAGTAATTGTAGATTCACTGGCTCCACTAATAGCCAACTGTTTAATCCTAGGAACTAAACTGGCTAAACCATATCTTGTAAATCTATCAGTAAGAACAGCAATAGCATTCTCAGCCTTTTCTTGCTTGGCTGCAGCATCGGCTGCTGCTCTATCTATAGCAGCCTGCTGTGTATTTGCAGTTAATGAGGCTATTTGACTTTGTAATGATTGAATTAATGCCAATGTAGCAGCGTCTAAACCTGTGGATGTAGAGGTTACTACTGGTGTAGGGGTAACTACTGGAGTACTTGTAACTACTGGAGTAACAGTAGTTACTGAAGTATAAGGATTAAATGTACTTGCAGAGGTTACAACAGGTGCAGGAGTATTTTGTTGTACTATTGTTTCAACAAAAGTCTTTGTCTGGAAAGGTCCATACCCAGATGCTTTTGCAATCTCCTTAGCAGCGGCTGTCATACCAGCAACATCGCCTTCATTAGCAGCCATCTCAAATTTAATTGTAGCAATTTCTATATTTTTTTCTTTTACAATTGCTTTACCTGTAGGAATACTTTCTTGAAGCGCTGCTAAAGAATCTGCAAGTGAAGTTGGTTTATTTGCAGCAACAGCATATTCTCTTGCTTGACGGGCGCGGCGCATTTCTTCTTTGTCAACCATTTATGCCAACCCCATATCTCTTAGCACTCTAAGTCCTAGGTCATCAAAAGTCTGCTGTGCATTTTTTGTGTACAACCATTCATCACGACTTTTAATAATCTTTTCTGCTTCCCACAATGGGACAATTTCTGGCGTCTGAGTTTTAGGATTTACATAACCAGCCAACTGTTTAAATACTGGGTTATCATTAGTTACAGTATCTACATCTACTTCAAGAGTATTAGCAATCAACTGACGTAGCGCTGAAGTTTGTAATCCAAATGAACGACCTGCTTGGATACCCTTTGAGTATGCAGGATAAGCAGATATAGCAAAACCTTTAAGTTCTTCCTGGATGGTTTCATCAGTTAGGCTACCATCTAGAATACCCATAGATACTTTATCCCAGTAATTCTTGGGTAGAATAGTATTAACACCTTGGTCATCTGCAAATGTCTTTAGGGCATTAACCGTGCCTAGGGCACTACCGCCAATCTTTGTACCCATCTTGCCAGAGTTAAGAATCATTATCTCTAACTGGGTATCTGTATCACCTTTAAGATATGAAGTCTCAAACATTGCTTCAATCTCAGGAGTTACTAAGAATCCTTTGGCTATTAGTCTTTGCTTCTGTGCTTGCTTCCAAGCATCAAACTCTTGAGCGTATACACCAGGCTGGGTCTTTTGTTTAGTCTGTCGTGACTGGGCATTGCCAGTTAAGTTCTTAAAGTAGTTAGAGTTGTAATAATCTAAACGTGCTTCAGCAATATCGCCCACAGCAAACTTCTGAAATATAGGACCTAGTTCTGGAAATGCTTTAATTATTACATCAGTAATACCAAGAGCAAGAGCGGCTGCTTCGCCAGCCTTATTAATGTCAGCCATTATCCTAGTTGTGCTCCCATTCCATCAAGAAACGCTAAGAAGTCTAAACTTTTCTTAGGGTCTGTAGCCCCAGGTTTTTCTTCAGCAATCCGCTTAGGCAACTCTGCTTCTACCTGCGCTGCGCTAAATGGTTTAGTTGTCTTACGAACATTAACTCCGCCCTTTTTGTCAAGGGTAGTGAGTGTGCCCTGTTCAATCTGATTCATATAGCGGTCAGTTTCTTGCTTAAGAAAGTCATCATCAATAGCCATATCAGTAGTCTTGGCATAGACATCTTTAACAATAGCCTCTACCACATCACGGTCCATCATATCAATGTCACGCATTGGATACTGGCTATCTCCACCACCGTCACCACCAGCAGCAGGAATGCCCTTTAACCAACTGGTAAATGTAGGAAACTTAGTCTTGCCATCAATGCGGTATGAATCAACAACATCAACCGTATATTCATTGGCTACTTTAAGAATACCGCTAGTTAAAGCCTGTTCACCACGAGTTGTATAGTCCCGCTCTGTCATATAACCAAGGTCAAACAGAGTCTTACGTAGACCTTCTTTGTTATTTTTAAAATATGTACGGACTTGTTTTACAACTGAATCAGCATTGATTAGGTCGTAATCAACACCATTGGCATCTACAATTAAAAAGCGTTGTTCTGGTTCATTACCGACAATTTCCTGTAACTGACGAACATTGCCATAAGTATCAAAAGATACAAAGAACTTAGGCTTAGTACCACCAAAGTCACTAGCAAGAGACTTACTCTGCGCAACAGCGCCTTGTTGAGAAACTAGTCTTTTTTGCTTGGTGCCTTTAGCACTCTGACGCAACGTAGCACGTCCAGCAACATCTTTATTTTCTGCCATTACTACCTTCCTGCTCCTGCTTGGACTGCATCTCGTGAGAATGAATTAAGTAGCGGTCTAAATACCACTCGGTTTGCTTCATTAATTGCTGGGTAAGCCTTTGCTAACTGGTTAATGATTGCCTGTACTTCTTCCCGTTGCTGTTCCTTTAGCGAACTAAAGTCATAACGACGGGAGTTGTAGTCATCAGTAGCATTGGCTACGAAGTTAGCAACTTCTTCTAGGGCTATCTGCATAGCCTCTTTAGTCTTAGCATCGGCTGGATTGCGCTTATCCTGGTTAGCCTCAAACAAAGCCTTGAACTTAATCCTTAGTGCACCCTGCTCAGCAATAGAACCATTGACCTCAGCCTGAAGGTATGGGTTAGCAGTAGTCATATCTTTCTTAGTCTTGGCTGCAATATTGATTAACTCTTTACGCTCCTGGGTAATGCCAGTAGTAGCAAGACGTTCTTCTAATTGTTTTTGTACTTCAAAGTATCTTTCTTTATCTACTGCTACCTGTAGTTTAACTAAGTAATCTTCAAAAGTAGGTAGATTAATCAGACCTTCTGCTTCAAGGAAATTATAAACATCGCCATTAAACTCACCAGTCTTGGGGGCATAGACATAACTCATCTCCTTGTAGGTATCTACAAAGGTTCCATTTCTATTAACCCAATTTTTAACTTCGTCGGTCATAGCAATAACGACCTTCCACTCTTTTTCAGTGGTGGGTACAGTGTAAATAAGTTTACCTGGATTTTTTCCTACGTAAGTTGCTACTGCTAGGTCATATACATTGCCAATATCTTCGCCTTGATTGCGAAGAATGCTGTCATAAATATCCCAGAACTCAGCCTTAAATCCTGTAATGCCAACTTTCTTTAAAAACTCTGGTAGGTCTTTTGACTCCTTGAATGTAGGCATACCTGGGCTTATGTAGCCAAGGATAGTTCTAGCAATAATAATATTGCTGGTAGCAATCTTTAGGTTTTTCTGATACTTGTATTTTTCTTCTTCAGTAGCAGATTCGTCAATGCCTAAACCAAATGCTTGGAAATAACGCATAGCCTGCATAACAGCACTAGTTTGTTGACGGTTTAATTCATTATCTCTTATTGCTTGTTCATCAATTGTAAGTGTTGCTAGTGCCTGACCAAGTGTACTAAAAAACATAGGAATCGCAGCATTAGCAAAGTTGGTTGTATCGGCAAAATTACCTAAACCAATTTTGGCAATTATGTCTTGACCCTTTTTTGTCTTGGCTTCAAGTACATCTGCTTTTTCTTCAGATAGTCCTAATCGTTCTAAGAAAGGCACAACTTGTCCAACAAGTGACTTAAGGACTAATGTACTGTAAGCACCTGCTGGTCCAGACAGCGCAGGATAACCTGCATCTGGAGCAAAAGAAGGGTTAATAAGTCTTAACTTTAAAGACAATTCATTAAAGGTAGGTATGTTAAAGTCTTCGTTACCAGTAAATGCCCTAACAACTGGCTCTACAGCAGAGTTAATAATTGTATCTGTAGGGAAGATAATGTATTTATCGCCCTTGTCGTCTTCATAAATATCACCATTAGCATCTAATCCTGTATTAAGTAGACGCAATCTGTAAAGACTTCGTAGCGGTGTCTTGCCAAAGACACGGTATAGACGGCGATAGAAATCTTCAGTTGCTCGGTAGAAGCGACCTACTGAACGTATAGCAATAGCCATATTGCTTCGGATATTTGGATTATCTACATACTCTAAAATTTCTTCTGTAGATTGTCTCCAAGCAATTTCGGTCACACGCTTTTCAGCAAGTGCTTTTGCGTGCCGCTCAGCCTGACCAATGTTTTGACCACTAGAAATATTTGCCTGCTTATAGCGTTCATAAAGCATTTTTTCATATGGTTTTAATCTGCCCATATTTGCATCGTATGCAATCCATAAAGCCTTCTGGCGGTACATACCAGTTACTTGTGCATCCATAACTTCCATAGACCAGTTTTGGAACTTACTAAAAATATGGTCTAGACCGCTATTGTCTTCAAATATTTTCATATCCTTGACTTCGCCCATAGTTACAAGGTCTGTGTTTATTTCACCCATTGGGTGCATACCCACGGTCATATCCTCAAAGTCTTTGAATGTCAAACTTGCTGCAGCATTTTCCCAGGCTCCGCCAAACTCATCGCCATCAACAAGACCTTTACGCTTCTTTGCTCCAGCCTGAATACGGAAATCAATAATTTCTCTATGCTTTTCTTTAATAGCATCTAGCAATTTTTGATTAAAAGAGTTAGGTGCACCGTGGAATGTATTACGCATATCTAGCAACATACGCTCTACGTGCAAACGAGCAATCTCAGATTCGCCTAATCCTTGCTGGCGACTGTAAACAGAAGACGAAAACTTATTATTAAAAGCCTTGACTGCTGCTTCATTAGCAATAGCAAAGCCGCCTATCTCATCAGAATAGGCTACTCCTACTTTTTCTAACAATTCATTTCTAGCAGCAGTAAAATCATTAACTGTCTTTAATGCGTTGTTCTTAAAGAAAGCGGTAGCAGGGGAAATATATATTCCCTGTGCAATTGTCTTACTGTTATAGGGAAAACGTAAAGAAAAGTTACGGTAGTGGGCAATGGCTTGTTGTTTTTCACCCATCTTGCTAACATTGATAGGTCTAAACTTCTTACTTGCTGTTAAACCATAGTCTTCGTAAACCTTGCTTAGGTTGCTTGGCGTAAACATAGTGTCTACTAAGTCAATATCCATTTTGCCTGAGATAGAAGAACGAGCAGCCAGTGAGTTAACAACCGAATCCAACACTTGTGGATTGTGTTTCATCAACTTACGGATATTACTCCACATTTCTGGAGTAAGCGTGTCGCCATAAATTTCTTCTGCTTGTTTAACTACATCCTCACGGATAAGGGACATAGCAATTTCAGCCTCTGGAACGTCATACCCACGGCTTTCTGATTCTTTTTTAGCCAGATTCTTAACAACTTCATACCGTTGTTGTGGTGTAATCTTTTTAGTTGGGTCCAACAATCGCCCAAGACCAGGAACTCTATAAGCCAAACGGCGATACATACCAATAGAACTCTTACTACCAGTAATAGATTCAAGAACACGGCTTGGCTTAACAGCAGCGCCAGTTAAATATTGGCGGACGTTATACCACGGTGCTGCCATATACATAAAGAACGCTTCATCAATAGCAGAACGGACACCTAAACGTGGGAACAAAGTAAAATTAGCCCAAAAGTCTGTGTATTTTCTAATAATGTCATTACGGATAGCGCCACCATTGGCAATAAGAGCCTGCCCTTTTGCTTGGCGCTTAGATGCTGCACCGTATTGGTAGATTAAATCATAAGGAAGTGGAGCAATACCTTCTGTTAACTGGCTTGGTTGAATAACTCCTTTACCAGTCATCAAAGGTACATCATTTTCCATACGGAAAGCGCTAGGAGAAATAACATCTGCAAAGTCAAGTGGTATTTCTGTGCGTACTGCGCTGCCCATACCTAGTTCATTGAAGGTAGATGACAGGATTTGTGCCATATGCGCTTCGCCACCAGGCGAACCAGCCATACCAACCTTAGTCATTACAGCCTGATATAGATTACGGACAATAGTAATCTGGTTTTCTACTGTTTCATCTAGGAAAGACTCAACTAAAGCATCAGCAATTCTTGCATTTCCTGTTGCTAGGTTGGCAAGATTACGAAAATCTTGTGATGTCTTAGCAGCATCTTCGCCAAAAAGAATACGTCCTGGGCTACGGGATAGCGCTGTGCCTAACTTCTCAACTTGACGTTGAACAAAAGATACATTCTTGCCAAGTTTTAATATCTCATTAACATTAGGATTAATAAGCGTGTCATCGGAATCTGCTACAGTTTTAAGAACCTGCATAACATCTGTAGCCTCTTTATCTACTTTAGCCAAAACTTCAGGGTTAGTCTTTGCAGATATAGTAGGACTGAATACAGCACGTGCTGTTTTTTCTACAGTAGTAGCAATCTTGCGTGAAAAATTAGCAGAAGGAATGCCGTTGCGGCGGTAACTAATACCATCTACACGGCTAGTTAATAGTCTGTTAAAGTCATCAATGTTTGTAAAGAAGTTCTCTGCACCAGCAGCATCAAAGGCTTTTACATCTGGGCTAGCAAGTTCTTTAATAATGCTTCGGTTAGCCCAGTCTGGAAAGTTCTGTGCAATTTCGTTATAAGCAGCACCCTTAGCAGTAGAGCCATTAGCATCTGCATAGTTCTTAATTAGCGGACCAAGTTGGTTATCCCACAGATTAATAACATCTGGCTGAGTAAATGCCCACTTGATAGCATTAGAAGCATTGCCATTGCGTTCTGCAATAACCTGATAAATGTCTGCTAGTTTTTCGCCTTTAGGTTTTAATCCAACTAAAGTCTTAGCCTCAGCGCCTGTCATCTGTACACCACGAATACCTGTGGTTACAGCCTTAGCAGCAGGGGTAATGCCTACATATGACAATGGGTCAATTGCTGTCTGATAGATACCATCTAGCGGACCAGATACAAGACTCTTAGCCTTAAGCCGACCCTTCTTAGTAGATACATCTATGCCAAGCATCTTTGTAAATTTAACTGCCCAGTGATTAGTATTAAGCGTATCACCAGAGGCTGCCGCTTCTGTAGGAACATACTTATTAAGAATATCTCTACCCCAAGAAACCTGTGCATCCATCTTTACTGACTTCATAAACGTATCAAAACGCTTAGGTTGGTCATTCATAAACTGAATAGCAGCGTACATATCTGAATCAAACTTGCCATACAAATCAATGGCTTCGCCAGGAGTTCTGCCCTCTGCAATAGCGCGGGCTAGCGTTGTCATAGCAACGCCATACTTTTTGTTGTATTCCTCTACACGGTCCCAACGCCAGTTATTCTTACCGTAATAAGTATCGGTAAGAACACGAAGATTAAAAACATTCTCGCCTTGTTCACGCTTTTGCTCTAACTGATACGGCGTATTAATTGCACGACCATAGGTCTCAGCAGCCTGAAAAGCACTGATAATGGGACTACCAGCAAATTTAATTGCTGCGCCTAAAGCGCCAGTAACTTTCTGGAATCCACTCTGCAGAGCATTCTGCTCTGGCATAAATTCTTCACGATTAGGAAACATATACCTAATTGTGGCTTGTACATCAGGAGTTAATTCTAAGAATTGCTTACGGGCTTTTTCTTTACCCAACTTCATTAGTGAGTTAGCAGTTTTCCAGGACAGCGCTGCTTGCGTAACTAATTGTTGTTCACTAGTGGAAAGTTGCGATTGCAAAGCCGCGTTATAAAAATTAGGGCTTACTTCCGCAATAGATGGGTCAAGTAAGTTTTTACGTGGCATTAACCAAGACCTTTATTCTGGAACATCATCATAAATAATTCTGTGTCCCCAGTAGGGTCATTCTGATTAATCTTGCCAAGGGTGGTTAAAATTGTTGGTTGCTGATATGGGAGGTTTAGCAAAGCAGAATCGCCTTTGTTGCTGAAACTTGCACCAGTTAAAATATCTTGGTCAGGGTACTTAGACTCAGCGCTAATCGGAGTTACATCTAACGCACCGATACCAACTGCTTCAATCTGCGGTGTAGCATACATAGGCATAGCAGTCTGCTGATTATATGTTGCCTCACCTTGTCCTTGCGGTAATCCAGAGATATAACGCGCTGGTTGCTGAGAAACATTAAGGTCAGTACGTTCGGACATAGAACCAATACCAGAAACTTTTTCG